CCTATTTCTAAATTAATAACAACATTTGATAATCTAGGCAAAAATGCAAAATCATCAATATCAAGTTTGCAAGGTATGGTTAGTTCGATAAATATTCAATTTGCCAGAATCAATCAGTTATTAGCAAAAGCAATAACAAAACTTTCTGCAATTTGTAATTCGGATACGTTTAACGTTTCAGCTGATATTGCTCAAGAATTAAATGAGTTAAACGGATTAGATGCATCTAGATATCCAACGCAGTTTTATACAGAACTTAATGTATCCGATGAAGATATAACGGGACGTTTAACAACCATACAAGATTTATTAACAGAACAACTTAATGTATTACAAAATCTTAAAGAAGCTCCTAGTGAAGTTCGAAGTGGAAGTATACCTCCAACAAATGATATAGGAGATATTGATGATTATTATGTTGATGTTGATAGTCAAATTATATATGGTCCTAAAACTACAAGCGGTTGGGGTAATGGCATAAGTATCTAATCAATTTTACATTCATTTATATTTATAATAAAAGTTATCATATGGATTCAAAAACATTAATAAAAGCACTAAAAATAGCCGTACGTGATGTTATTAAAGAAGAACTAACTGAAATACTTCGTGAAGGGTTACAATCGACTATCAATGAGATGAAATCTTCATCTCCGGGACCAGTTAGTCGCGTAACAGGAAAACCAGTATCACAGCCATCAGTAAAAAATAAAGTTCAATTTCAAAAAACCGGTTTTGCAAATATTTTAAACGAAACTCCATCACTTAAAGAAGCGTCGCCATCGGTTTCTAGTTTTTCTGAAATGATGAATGAAAACTATCAAGATTTATCATTTACATCTGCAGACGCTGCAGGATTTGGAATGTTGCGAAAAGGACAACAGCCTGCAGGCCCTCAAGTAATGAACGATCCGGAAACGGGAAAAACGTTTGAAGTAGATCCAGTTATTGCAAAAGCAATGACTCGTGATTATTCTGATTTAATGAAAGCAATAGATAAAAAGAAAGGTAGATAATGGCATATCAAGTAATCGATATATCTGATTTTACTACTAATAATACTGTATTACCATTAGGTATATCGTTTAAAGATACTACATCATTACTGCCGGCAGTTTATGATATTGCAAGACAAATTCAAGAAAATATATCCGATGTCCTATCAACATATCCGGGAGAACGTGTAGGCGATTGGATAACATATGGTTGCAGATTACGAGAAATAATTTTTGAACCAAATGTTAATAATTTAAAATCAGAAATTTCTGAAATGATTGTAGATGCATTTTCTTCATGGATTCCATCTAATGTAGATTTAACTAGTATAGATATAACTACTGCTGAAGATAATCCAAATTTGCAAAATTTAATAGAAATAAAAATTAAATATATTATAAATGGAACTATAAACGGTTCAGTTACTGTATCGGGAACTGAAAGTGGTAATTTAACTGTAACAGGATAAACATGGAAACAAAAAAAGATATTTCATATCTAGGAAAAGATTTTAATCAATTTAGAAAAAATTTAATTGATTTTTCAAGACAATATTTTCCACAAACCTATACAGATTTTTCTCCAGCTTCTCCTGGTATGTTATTTATAGAAATGGCAGCATATGTTGGAGATGTATTAAGTTTTTACTCCGATGTTAATTTACGAGAATCTTTTTTAGAACAAGCTGCGGAACAAGCAAATATATATGACTTATCTAAAAATTTAGGATATAGACCTAAAACAGCTACGCCGGCTCATGTAAAATTAGATGTATTCCAAGTAATACCTGCTTCTGGATCTGGAGCTAATGTTGCCCCGGATTTTAATTATGCATTATCAATCAAATCGGGAATGCGCGTACGATCTACTAATAGTAATACGTCAACTAGATTTCGAACGTTGGATGTAATAAATTTTGCATATTCATCGTCATATGATGCAACGGAAGTATCAGTATATGAAGTCGATCCCGCTACAAATACACCAACATATTTTCTTTTAAAAAAACAAGTTAATGCAGTTTCCGGAGAAATTAAAACACAAACATTTTCTTTTGGATCTCCAATACCATATGATACAATTTTATTAAATGATACAAATATTACTGAAATAATTTCAGTTACTGAAACAGACGGAGACAGATGGTATGAAGTTCCATATTTAGCACAAGATACTTTGTTTGAATCTGTTCCTAATTTAGTAGAAAACGATCCAGAATTGTCACAATATCGTTCTTCAGTACCTAGTTTATTAAAATTAAGAAAAACAGCCAAACGATTTACTACTAGTTTACGTAGCGATAATCGTTTACTAATACAGTTTGGAGCTGGAATTTCTGATAATAATGATGAAGAGGTATTACCAAATCCAGACAATGTGGGAAATGGATTAGCCAATGTACGTAAAACTGTAGATGTTGATATAGACCCGGCAAATTTTCTTTATACTAGAACATACGGACAAGCACCGGCGAATACAACATTAACCGTAACATATGTAGTTTCAAATGGTATTGAAGAAAATAGCCCGGCAAATACTTTAACACAAATTGATAATATTTCATATGATTCTGATATTAATGCAACTACAAATGCTACATTAATTAATTTCTTAAAAACTACAGTAGCAGTTAATAACCCTGAACCTGCAACGGGTGCAAATGGAGCTGAAAGTTTAACTGATATTAAAAATAATGCAGTCGCTGCATTTTCGACACAAAATAGATTAGTTACTCGAGATGATTATATTATTCGTGCATATTCGATGCCGGCAAACTTTGGAAATGTTGCAAAAGCATATATTGTACCAGATGATCAAATATCCCAAGAGTCATATGAGCAAAATAGGATTGCTAATCCATTAGCAATGAATATGTATGTTTTAGGATTCAATGAATTAAAACAATTGGCGCCACTTAATCAGGCAGTAAAAGAAAATTTAAAAACATATCTAGGTTATTATCGAATGTTAACAGATGCAGTAAATATTAAAGATGCATTTATTATTAATATAGGCGTTGATTTTGAAATTTCAGTACTTCCTAATTATAATAGCAATGAAATATTATTGCAATGTGTTGATTCATTACGTACATATTTTGACATAGATCGTTGGCAAATAAATCAACCTATAATTAAATCAGACATCACCACAAGATTAGCAAATGTTAAAGGAGTTCAGAGTGTCATCGGTGTTAAATTTTTAAATTTATATGATGATACATTTGGATATTCTGGAAATGTATATGATTTATCAACAGCTACCCGTAACGGAGTAATTTATCCTTCATTAGATCCTAGCATATTCGAAGTTAAATTTCCTAATCAAGATATTAGAGGACGTGTGGTAAGTTATTAATCCGTGTATATTTATACTAAAAGTATATTATGTTTAGAATATTTTATCCTGAATCTGATGCTACTGTATTTGAAAGTTTAGAAACAATAAATACCGGATTAGATGAAATTTTAGAAATTGGAAAACGTTTAGGTACCGATGGCGAAACTTTACAAAAATCTAGAGCATTAGTAAAATTTGATATGTCTGAAATTACTAATGTAGTTTCAAAATATAACGTTAATATAAATTCATGTAAATTTACATTGAAACTTTATACTAGTTACGCAAAAAATTTACCAGCAGAATATACATTAGAATCTAAATTAATAGCACAGCCATGGATTAATGGTACGGGTTATTTATCGTCAAATCCTATAATATCTGATGGTGTACAATGGGCAAAACCATTAACATCGTGGTCACTAGATTCACAAACGGGAGATTTATGGATTTCTAGTTCACAATTGATTGAATTAGGTGGATCTTCTGGTATACGTGTTTCTGGATCGGGTGCTGGAGGTAGTTGGTTATATAGTACCGGAAGTACATCTTTTTCTAGTTCATATGCATTTTCATATCAAACAACTGATTTAACATTAGATGTTTCCGATTCAATTTTAAAATGGGTAAGCGGAAGTAATAGCCAATCAATTGATAATAATGGATTTATTCTTAAATTTTCAGATGCTGATGAAGCAGATTCTACAATAACCGGATTTATACAATTTTTTAGTAAAGACACTCATACTATATACGTTCCTAAATTAATTATGCAATGGGATGATACTGCATATTCATCATCATTATCTGCAGTTGATTTAGAATCATATACGGTATTTACTAAACTAAAACCAGAATATAAAGATACTGAAATTATTAAAATGCGTATTTATGTTCGAGATAAATATCCACAAAAATCTCCTACAAATTTATTTCCTACGCAAACAGTAAAGCGAATGCCTGCTACTACATACTATACAATTTTAGATGCTGCTACAGATGAGACCATAATTCCGTACGATGATATTTATACTAAAGTAAGTTGTGATAATACTAGTAATTACATCTACATTGATATGAACGGATTTATGCCGGAACGTTACTATCGTTTACAATTCAAAATCAAAGATGGATTTACGGAACAGTATATTGACGACGATGTATATTTTAAAGTAGTTAGATAATGTTAAGACCAAAAATTAATTTAAGTAAATTATTAGATCCAGTTAAAATACAACAGGCAGTAAAATATCAAGGTAACTTAACTATAACATCTAATGATGCTAATGTTATTCCTAGAAATGAGGCTGGTAATATTACATTACAAGAAAATGCAGAAACAAATCCACTACTTATAATTGAACCAGTTGCAACTAAAATCAATTTGAATTCAGTTTTAAAAGTTTTAGATACTCGTTTTCAATACTTTAAATTTCCGGCTACGACGCGTGTTATTGAAACGCCAGAAGTTGAAATTGATCTAACACTACCAGAATTAGAAGAAATAGAAACTGAGACTGATATTATTTATGCTAGATATAAACCATCAGAAAATAAAAGAGTAGTAACTGATTCTTTTTCTGGTATTTTAATGGATGATGTAGTAGATGGACAACCTCAAAAAAATATTAATGGATATTTTATTACAAAAGAAATTAAAAATTCCGGAAAAGATTTAAGATTTAGAATTAAATTACAACATAAATATCAAGCCGATTCATCTGGTTATGGAACTGTATATTTTTCTATAATATTAAATTCTCCAGACCGCGGTTTATTTAGAGAATGGAAAGGCCCTTATGCAAATACATCAGAAAATAATTCAATATGGGGGTCTATAGCTCAATATGAAATTCAAAATTTAGAGTTAGATGTAATAATACGAAATGAAGAATTTGAAATTGGTGAAACAATATCTATAGGAGCTAAAGCTGGTCAAAATATAGAATCTGCATATCATTTTATAATTGCAGATCAATCATATTGGATAATTACCGATGCTAGTAAAAACGTAGATGAATGGAATCAAAAAAATAGCTAATGTTAACGCAATATAAAAATATCGATCAAATACAATCGGCATCTGGGTCATTATCTGCAGAACGTTTGTCTCGTAGTAAAACAGAATTTGTAAGTTTTGATGCAGAAGATGTAATTTATTTTAATACTGAAATAAATAAACAAACGCAAGATCAACGCATTGAATTTCATATATATGCAGATGATACTTGGATTACTGGAAATCATCGAGTTCAATTACAAACTAAAATTCCAGAATATCGAAACAAACAAACTAACGAATTAATTAAATTTCCAGCTCAACCATTAGCTATTGACATATACGAAGAATTCGAAAATTTAAAATTAACTTCGGGAACATTTCGTATTGTAGTTAATTTTTTTAAAAATTTAATAGGTAGTTATGATTTACCGCATTTGCGAATTGACGAAATATCACCAGACCGTACGGAAATTAGATTTCGAGCAATTGATCCGGATAATCCTGAATTTTTATCGCAAATAACTACATATATTGATACAGTAAAACAAACTACGGATAGATTTTATAAAAATTATCTATTAAATTTTAGTAGAAATAACTGCGTTTTATTTGTTAATAGTGTAGTTATTGGTGAGTATTTATATGTTAAGTTAGCAGAACCATTATCTTCAGATATTGATATTGATTTTAAATGTTGGATAGTTGAAGAACAAAAAGATACATATATTGACCGAGTTTCAATTTCTCCTGAATCAACTGTAAAAACATATAATCAATTAGCAAATCCAAATTGGCAAGCATCCGATAATTCATTTTCATTATCTTCTGAAACAGGATTAAAAACTTGGACAGATTTATTAGGATCGTCAGTTCAAACATCTCAGCAATTAGTCGATACTTATTTTTCCGGAAGTTTATCTGGAATGAAATTAAACATTGATTATTCAGATTTTAATAATTTTATATTTTATAGTT